GCCTTGTGAGGTTGCAGCATCGCCATAGATGGTTTGAGAACCAACGGTGACAAGGGCGGCAGCCATCACGCCAGCGGCTTCGATTGCCATGAGCGCGTCCGGTCCATCTTCGTATGCTTTGGCAACGGCCTTATCCACTTCCACGCGGGAAGACAGGATGAACGCCTCAACCTTGCGCGGGGTGAAGTTGGATTTGGTGGCGTCGGTTCCTTTGTTGGCGGAACGGAATGCAACGGTTGGGCGGGAGTTGCGAATCACGGTGTCATAGCTGGTTCCGCGAATCGTGCGAGCCGGGATGATCGTCACCTCGGGGGCGACGGTGGCGACTTCTTCGATCAAACCAACGACTTTATCGGAGCCGTTGAGCTTGGCGAGGTCAAGGAGAGTGAGGTTATTAGGCATGGTGGTTTGGGGTAAAGTATTAGATGTTACTTGGTGAGTTCTTCCAGTTCAGATTTGAAGGCGGCTTGCACGGCGTCCATTCCTTTTGGCTTGTCATCGTCTGCGGTCTTGCGGCCTGCCAGAATGGTTTCACCTTTCAGTGCATCTTTGCCGGGGAGAGCGGCGAGGATTTTTGCGTTGTCGGGCTTGGCGAGGATGGATTCGCGCCAAAAGGCTTTGGTTTCCTCATCCTGCGCGGGAATCCGGCCAGCTTGAACGGCTTCCTCAATCGCTTTATCGGCAGCGGCTTCGACGGCCTGCTTGTTGGCGGCTTTGAGGGTTTCGAGTTCGGTAGCGAGTTCGACGTTTGCGGTTTTCACGGTTTCAAGTTCAACCTTGGCGGCGTTGACTTCCTCCGTTGCGGTGGTAGCAGCGGCTTGCACCGATTCGACGGTTGAGGCGGTTTCGCGGAGAGTCGCAAGCGAGGCTTTCGCGGCTTCTAGCGCGGTGGCGGGGTCTTGACCCGCTTCGACGAGTCCGAGTTCAATGAGGTGTTGGATGTCCATGGTTTCGGTGTGTGAGGCTGCGATGCGTTCGATTTCTTCAAAGGCTGGTTCGTTGACGAGTGATCCCACCTCGCCCCGTTTGAGCAGGCCAACGGGAATGCCCTTGCCTTTAGCGAGGGAGAACGTGGGGGAAAAGTAGCTGTAATCTTTGCCGTCGATTGCTGCGCGTCCTGCGGCAGTCCACTCAACGTCGAGGATCAATCCGGTTCCGCGCTCGTAGCGAAACTCAAGGGGAATGAATGACGCAGGGCCTTCCTTGTGATCGAATCCACCAAAGGGGCGGACGTTGCGGGACTGGCGGGCTTTCAAGTCATCGCTGAATCCGGCAAGGATGCGCTCGTCAACCGTGACTTTGCGCTTCTGCGGCTTGCCATCAACGGTGGCGGAGATTTCGTGGATGCCTTCGGGCAGGTAAACAATCGACGATTCCACGGCTGAAATCTCAGCGGAAAAACCGGATTGGATTGATTCCGTAGCAAGCATCTGTGCCGGAATTACCCGAAACAATCAACCCCGTCAAATAAAATCTTAGCCTAGGCTAAAAATCTTAGTCTAGGCTAAGTTTCCATGATTGAGACGATGTGACGGATTGCGGCATCCGAGAACGCTTCGACGTATTCCCTCTCTGGCGGCAAAGCTCCCGGCCATGGGGCGTGCGTGACTGACTTACGGAGGGCATAGATGGGTTTGATTCCGCCTTCCCCATCGCTGATTGCCAGCACGCCCTTGACGGCAAAGAGTTTCCCGAACTTGCTGGCGAAGTCAGCGGCACTCCTTCCGTGCGCCCTTGGATCAATGGGGATTGTCAGGAATCGCTTGCGCTTGGCCCGGATGGTTCCGCCTGTGACCTTGTGAGCTAGACCAACGGTGTTGTTTGACAAGGTCGTGCTTGTGCCGTTGGCGCTGGCGATGTGCCAACCGCTTTCCACCGGGAAAAACCAGTTGGTGTTAGTTCTTCCGGGGCCATGCGTAGAAAGCGACCTGTTTTCCCACATGGGCCGCCCGCCTCTGGCGTAGTAGCCCTTGACAGAAACCAAAGCTGCTTCTGCTCCTATCCTAACAGCTTCGCGCCTTACGGGAGTGGAGGTTAATCGGATGAAATCTAGCCTAGCCTCGTCTATCTGTGAGGAATCAACCTTGACCGTGATGAATGATTTGCCCGTGTTCATGGTTTCTTTTCTGTTAGTCCTGCGATCACGGCCTCGCCAATCGCCTCTTCCAATTCCTCGGAAAGTCCTTGAATGCCCATCTCATCGAACATCCTCGGGATGCGGGCAAGCGATGCCTCAACCTCGGCATAAAACGCGCCGATGGTCATGCGTTCACTTTTGTCCATGAGGTCGGCAAACTCCCGGTCAATCACCGCAAGCCATGCCTCCGCGATCTGCGGGAATCGCTTGGCATACTTGGCTTTGACTTGCTCAGCGGTCATTGGATTCTTTCAAGGGTTTCCCGCGCCCATTTCGCCCCGGCGTCTCCACCGTAGCCGTTCCATGCCTGCCACTCCTTCGCGCCTTCCGGCCATGATGCGCGGACGGATTCCGCCTTGTCGAAGTAAGCAGCCATTGACCTCACGGCTTCCACCGATAGCGGCACGCCGTTCGCAATGTCCCTTGCGCGTGACAACCCAAGCCCGCCCATGGTCCGCTGTCCGGGTGGGGCTAGTCGGCGCGTTTCGAGTGCTTTGCTGGCGGCTCTGGCCATCTCGTCGGTGGGCATCAATCCAGCATCCTCATCATCGCCTTGATCATCGCCAGCATCTTCAGTAGGATCATAATCCGCATCCAATTCCTCTTGTGTCTCATCCTCAGGGATTTGATCGGCAATGGATTGGATGTCTGGTTCTGATGGAAAAACGTGAGTCGCAAACAGCGAATCCCCTGCTTTCATAAGTGTTTTGAGGTCGATCATAATTCGGTTGTTTTCCAGACTTGTGGGGCAATGTAGGCCTTGAGAGCCATCGCCGGATCATTTCCAAGCCGCCTTGAAACTACACGGGCAACACGCGTTTGGAAAGCCTTGAATTGCCTTGGATTTGTTGGCCATTCACCCCTTTGACCGATGCGCTGGATGGTGGTTTCCGCAAGCGTGGTGGCGTGCCAAGTCCGCAAATCGTGCACTTTGAATTTACCGCCGTTCACCTCGCTCCAGTAATTCAGCGTCTTTTGTGAGTTCATGCCGCGAAACAGCCTGTCGTCGCCGGACGTTGATTCCCTTTGTCGAGTCCGAACGTAATCTGCAAGCTCCGGGTCGCGGACTGCGTGACGCTGCCTCACACCCTTTTTGCCCGGAAAGTCGGTGTAAATCGTGTCACCACGGACGCGGACATGGCTCATTCTCAGGCTTGATGCGCCGAACGTGTCAACCTTTCCTCCGCCCTTTTCCCCTCCGTTCCTGAATCCGGTAAGGGTGATAAGCCTAACAACTGCTGCCTTATCGCGGTTTTCTCCGCTGGCAAAGTCTTTATTGATCCGCGATTGGTATCCGGGCATATCACGGTGCAAAGCGCCAATGCGAGCAAACTTGACGGCCTGCTGTTTTTGCACATAGGCGTCGGTGTAAAAGAAAACATCCTGCCCCTTGGCATTTTTGGCGATGGCAACAACATCTGATCCTTTGTCATCCGTCACCCTAACACCCGTAAAGCCACGCGGGATTTTAAGCCGTTTGATGTCGTCTTCCGTCGCTTCGCGCATCTGCCCTCGCTTGGCTCTTTCGCCTTTTCCTGATACCCCGTCATCAGCCCATTGACCGGCCTTCGGGTGACCCTTTGGGTATCGCTTTTGATTGGGATCATAACTGCTAGACTTTCGGAAATACTTTCCCCCGGTCGCTTTGCCCTTTCCCTTTCCTGCCTTGGGCATTGATTTTGCTTGGACCCACTCAAAATGAGCTTCCATCTCCTCATCTTCGGCAAGCTCTTCATCGCTCAAATCATCAAGCGACTCAAATACCTCGTCATCACTTGGCTCTTCGCCCGCCTCTTCCGGCTTCGATTCCAGCAACTCATCCCCCGGTTCGGGAATCGGCACGTTGAGGGTTTCATGCGCCCACTTCTTCGGAATGTCGATGCCGATGTCCTTCAGCAGCTTGACCCGCTCGGCAATGGCTTTCTCGTCCCGCGCTTCCGGCACTTTGATTTCGCAATACGGCATCTCTTCCGTTGGCGCGCTGCCGAAATTGAAACGCACGATTGCCGGAATGAGTTGATCGGTAATGACGCCGGCAACCCATGAAGCGACGGCTTGGAGAACGTCAGCACGAACGGCCATGTGAACGTCGCCAAGTGCGCGGCTGCCGCTGTCCCCTACGTCCGTCGTGAGGGTCTGGCCAAGCAGAAGTATGTCGCATTGCCTGTCGGCTTCGTGCGCGATGACCATTTGGGGAAGTTGGGCGGCGTCACCCTTCACCCCATCATGGATCTGAAACTCGGTGCTGGTCGTGTGCCTTGCCCATCCGCTTGACCCGATGTTGGCGAGGAATTGATCCGCCTCCGCGTTGGCTTCGTCACTGCCATCCGTCTTAATGGTTCGCCATGGGATGCCGAATAACTGCGCGTATTGCATCGCCCATCCCTTGCCGTAAATGTAGGCCAGCCACTCCTTTGCAAGCGGGCGCAGGAGAGCGGAATGGATTGGGTGTGCGTCGAAGTTTGACCAAACGAAAATCAGGAAGCGGTCAGGCGGAAAGTCCTCCAGCGTCGAGGTCGGCACGCCTTGAGGGGCAACCATCAACCTGTCCACCTCATTGCCTTGCTGAGGGTAGGATAGATACTTCGCGGGGACTGGCGAATAGCACCGGGGGGAGGCGATGTTGTTGGCTACTTGCCAGACAATTTCCAGCGCGACAATGCCCTTCGTGTAAGCGGCAATCCCGGCCTTCATCGCATCCGGTCCCGATAGCTCCCACGCCCCGGCTTTCGGCGCGTAGGAGTTGAACGCCCGCCTCACGACGTCGGCAATCGCGGATGCTTTTGGGGTGGCCTCCTCTTGGCCCTCGGCAATCGGCGCGATGATTTCCAGCGGGAGGCGAGACACAGCCCCGGCTACTTCTCCGAGGTTCTTCCTCAATCGCGGCCAAGTGTCCAACATGAGGCGGAAGAGGCGGTCTTGATCTTCCAGTCTGCCGTTGCGGACGTTGCGGAGGATGGAGCGCACCTGATCCGGTG